AAATATTTAACGGTGGGTTGGGTCTTCTGTTAGACACTAACGAAAACGGCTCTGACCCTTCGGTTATGCAAAACATTAACATTGAAGCTAACCTTCAAGTTGGTTCTGCGACTCACGATGGTGCTAATCCTTTCGGTATTCATGTAACTTCTGGTGAAAATGTAACTATTAAAGCCAAGATTAGATTTACTGACAGGTCTTCTGGTGACAAGTTCAGACCTGTCATGATCGAAGGTGGTAGAAACATTTCTATTTCACTTCAACAAGTTGGTTCTGTTGGTAGAGCTTGTAGTTTTGCACCTAGAGCTTCTACTACTGTTTGTGACAATATCAAGATTGAAAATAGTGACATTATCGCAGGTAACGTAGACGGTATCAGCGGTTTCGATATTAACAATGCAGCAAACGCTACTGTTGGTCCTATTAAAGTTAAAGATACAACAATCAGAGGTATCCGTAACAACAGTTATGGTGTACTCAGAACAGCGTCAAACGTTGTAAGTAAAATTGAAATTGATAATGTTACTTTTAAGAAGAACGCCGGAGCTACAACCTCTTACGGTTATGCAACAGGTAGTGCCACAGCAGTAACTACGGTTAAGATTGTTAACTCTGATTTCTCAGACGTAAACAACGCAAGTCTTGGTAGCTTTAACACAAACCATGCTAATTATTACGTCAACGGTAATGCGAACTTTTCAGATCGAACAGGTGGTACATATTAAACCTGTCATTATTACATAAGGATAAATATGGCTACAATTGGTACAAAAGGTGCAAATCTAGACCTCTTGATCAGGCAAGGGGCGACGCTTGGACCTGTGCCTTGCAGGTTAACTAACCCTGATACTTCACCCATGATTCTTACAGGTTCAACCTTCAGAGGTCAAATCCGCAAGACTCCTTCTTCTGCTTCAAGCACAGGTGCTACTGCTGTCTGCGTTATTACTAATGCTACAAACGGTGAGTTCACTTTTGAGTTTCCTGTAGCAGCTACAACCGCTTTAATCGCTGATGATGTTTCAGAAGAAGCTCCTGCTTCTATTTACGTTTGGGACTTGGAGATTGAAGACTCGGTTGGTCGTGTAACTCCTATTTTTTACGGTACAGTTAAAGTGTTCCGTGAAGTTACAAAGGTTGATCCGTGAGCACAGTAGTAGTAGAGAATGAAGTAATTACAGTTGATGTAAACCCTGCTTCTCCTATTACTGTAACTGTTACTGATGATACACCTTCTACTTTAACTGTCAACTTTGGTGATCCTTTAGAACTTACTCTAAACCCTACACCAAACCTTACAATTGAATTAGAAGCTGGTCAAGGACCAAGTGGTGTATACGGTAGTAGTGAGTTTACGATTAGAATTGATCAAGTAGATGCTAACACAATTTATCGCGGTGAAGCTCAACCCGGTTCTTCAGAAAGCATGACAGTCTGGAGAATTCAACGTATTACAATTTCAGGTGGTTCTACAACAGTATTGTGGGCCGGTGGTAATAAGAATTTTGTCAATAGATGGTCGGATAGACTGACGCTATCTTACAGTTAATTTAAGGAATAAAAATGGCTACATTCAATCCGTTCTTGGACTTTACCGAGCAACTTTCTCGTGGTGTTCACGCTATCGGTACACACACGTACAAGCTAGCTCTTACCAATACTGCTCCGATTAATACCCAAACAAGTTGGTCGCTGGCTAACCATCCTGCTCCAGCAGCAGCTAACGGTTATCCTTCTGGTGGTGCAGCGGTTACTGTTACAATTTCTGAAGCTGCTGGTCTTACGACAGTTCAAGGTGAAGAAGTAACGTTTACAGCTACTGCTGGTGGTATTGGTCCTTTCCGTTATGCTATTTTGTATAACGATACAGCTACTTCTCCTGCTGACGCACCTGTTGCGTTTTGGGATTACGGTTCAAGTCAAACTCTTGCTGAAGGTGAAAGTATTAAAGCGCGTTTTAATAACCAAAGCCCTGGTACAATTATTACGGTAGGCTTTGCTGCCTAATAATCATGCAACAAGAGAAACTTCGTTACGTTTTCTCTAGGTCTTGGACGCCGTATTCAGCTTTAATTAGAGCATATCCACCTAACGGTCCGTATAGTCATTGTGGTATAGTACTTCCTGATGATACAGTGATTGAGTCGTTGGCTATTAAGAACGGAGTAGTATCTACAAGTCTTGATGATTTTGTTAAGAGAAATACAAGAGTATCTTTGATGGAAGTACCTGCTCCAAAGGTAAAAGAAGCTAATGAGTGGGCTTTAGAATCCATCGGACAAGATTATGATTGGTTATACGTTGCAGCTATTCCTTTCAGACTACGCGGTAAACAAAAAGAAGGCAAGGTAGCTTGTAGTGAACATTGTGGGTTGCACTCTGAAGTAGGTGGTTTGGATATTTTTATACCAGGAATGCACGGTTTAACACCTAATCACCTTGTGCAGTTATTATATGCTGCTGGGGGCAGGTTTACTAAAGAGATAAAATAGAGGATATATTATGCTAGCTAACGCAGTTAAGGAAACAACGACTACTACAGGTACAGGAACGCTCACGTTGGTTGCGGCGACAGGGTTCGCCCGCGTCAGCAATGCCTTTGCCGTAGGCGATTTGGTCAGCTATGCCATACGCGACGGCAACAACTGGGAGCACGGAATCGGCACGGTCGGCGCGTCCAACACGCTGGCGCGAAGCTATGTGCAGTCCACCCTGGTGAGCGGCACTTACACGCTGGAGGCGGCATCGGCAATCAGCCTGTCAGGGTCTGCTGAGGTGTTTGTGTCCGAGCACAGCGGTCCGTGGGCGTCTGCCGGAGGGTCGCACCTTACGGGTGTTGACATCTACCTCTTCTCGCACGGATGCACGACAGGCAATTCGGCCGACCGTTCAACAGGCGCCAACGAAATTCAATACGCGTCGCTGCATGTGGCTCGCCCGTTTGTCGTCTATGGCCTGCAGCTGAATGTGCGCAACGTCACTGGCGCAGACCTGAGAGTCGGGCTATTCGGCTCCACGCCGACTGGGCGGCCCGGCGCTAGGCTGGAGGACGGAGCGGCCGGGGTTGCCAGCAGTACCGGTTCAAAGGAATACACGCTGGGCACATCACGGCTATTGATGCCCGGCCGCTATTGGACGGCCATGAATATCAGTGCCACGACGACGCTGCGGGGGATGAACGCAAACAACATGATCGCGGCGGAGATGGAAAGCCCCAACGCGAGCATGAGCCCCGTTCTGACGGAGAGCTACACATATGGCGCAATGCCGGCAACAGCCAATGCGATAGCCAATTACGGGGCGCTCTTTCCCTGCATGGTCTACGTGCGCGGGAGAAACCTGTGAGCATCACCTACACCGAGAAAGGCGCGGGCCTGCACGACCGCATCCAGCAGCTTGGGCACTGGCTCGCGCAGCGCAATGGCGTGTGGGTCAGCAGCGATGACGAAGCGGTGCAGGCCATCATCGACGACTACACCGAGGCCGATCAAGCAGCCTGGGCGCGTGCGCAGATTCGTCCTGTGACGCGCCGACAGATGCTCACAGCGCTGCATCGCGTTGGCCTGCTGGCGACGATTAAGGCAGCCGTGGAAGGCTCAGGCGACATCGAGCTACAGATTGCCTTCGATGAGTCGCAGGAGTTCCAACGCGACAACCCGTTTTTGGCTTCGATGGCGGTCGCACTGAACAAGACCGACGCTGAAATTGACGCTGTTTTTATGTTAGCTGCTACATTGTAATAGATTATGAGTTACGGTAGCGCACCTTATGGTACTATACCTTATGGTACAGTATTTTCTGACACAGTAACTACAGATTTTGTTCTTGATATTGGTCAGATTCAAGTATCAGGTCTATCTTTAAACTTAACAAAACAATTACTCTTAAACTTAGAACCAAATTTAGTTGAAATAACAGGACAACCTGTAAATTTCACTAAGCAACTAAACATAAATCTAGAACCAGCTTCTGTTCAAGTTCAAGGTTTCAACTTAGGTATTCTGCGAGTTCTTTCTTTCGATTTACAGCCATCTTCAGTTGAAGTTCAAGGTTTCGATACTACCGAAAGATTTGATAGAGTAGTAAACCAAGAACCTGGTGCAATACAAATTCAAGGTTTTGATACTACAGATGTTCGTCAGTCTGTATTTGTACTTAACTCTGGTCAGTATTTAATCGAAGGTTTTGATATTGGTGCAGAAACCAATTTGATCTTCCCTCTTAATTCTGGTTCGGTTCAAGTTCAAGGTTCTGATCTGTCTCTAATTGTCAGTAAGCAGTTCTTGTTGGATTCAGCACAAATTCAGATTCAAGGATTTGATGCTTCTCTAATTATCCAGAAAATTCTTAAAGCTAATTCCGGTGAAGTTGAAGTGCAAGGTACTGCTTTAGAATTAACTAAACAGTTAAACTTTGCATTAAATGCGGCAGAAGTGAGAGTTCAAGGTTCAAACCTGACGTTTGAAATCCAGAGAATGCTTGTTCTTAACTCTGGTCAAGTGCAAGTTCAAGGTTATCCTGTAATCTTCGTAGGTTCTTACATTTATCCAGAACCTCAGTTTGTAAAAGCTGGTGAAACTTACGGACCTTCTGGTACAGAGTTTGTAGGTCAATTTAAGTTCTTACCTGGATTTGACATTATGACAGGTAACTTTGTGAATCAGTCAACGTATGAAATCTTGAGTATTCCTTCAGGTTTACCTATAACGGTGTTAACTGCTGACTTGGTTGCTAAGGGTATAACTTTCGGTGTTGATTTGACTGGAACATCTATTGGTTACTTGAGTTATGATATTAATACAGGAAGAATTGCAAATCCTGTTGCAGATAATACTCTGGTAGTAGTGTAAGATATTAATTTTACTTGACTTTATACTGTTTTAATGATATACTATTAGCATATAGAATACATTTGAACGTATAAAGTCCAAGTGATTATACCAATAAGGAAAATAACTTGGATAAAATTAAGGTTTGCAAAGTAGAGAAATCTACTAATGATGAACTCAAGCAAGTAACTTATATTGCAATGCTACCAGATTCTGTTGATCTTCATGGTGATTTTACATCTTCTGATGAAGTGCGTAAAGCGTGTCAGAACTTTAATAGAAGCTCAATGAGAACAAATCTGTTTCATGTAGCAATGACTAAGAGCTTTGAAGTAATCGAAAGTTACATTGCACCAACTGACTTTGTGTTAGACGATAAGTTCGTAGCTAAAGGTACATGGTTAATGTCATTTCAGGTTCATTCTGACGAAGTTTGGAAGATGATCAAGTCTGGTGATATTAACGGTATCTCAATTGGGGCTATGGCTCTTGTAGAAGAATTAGAGGAAAAGGATGATTAATGACAAAACCTAAAGCTAAGAGAAAGTTGTCTGAAATCGACTTCTCCAAGGAAGACTCACATATCGCTCTTGTGTCCAAGGAGCAGGGAGGCCCCGCCAATGGTGCGGATTTTGCACTCGTAATTAAAGCTAATAACTTTAGTCCTGAGTTCGTTGAAAAAGCATCTAAGATTCGTGTGACGATGGATATTCAAGATTTTTTATCTAGATTTTTCTCGCTTTATTATGAGGACGCAGAAGTTCTTGCTCGCGCTCTTGGTTTCAATACCGAGCGCGATGAGGTAGAAGACTACGAAGAATACATCGACAACAAAGTAAGCTCAATTGAAGTTATCAAGTCGTTGAAAGACGAGAAAGAACGAGAAGTAAAACTTGCTTCTCTTTCAGAAGATCAGTACTTGATGATTCTTGAAGATCAGTCAAAGTTAGAATTTGTTCTAGCTGAAATTGACAAAGCGGCTAAGGGTGAAACTGAAGCTACTGGTAACTCAACAGATATTACACTCGTTGAGAATAATGACGTTGAGCCTAGTGGCTCAGATGAAGATAAATTGGAGAAATCAATGACCGTTAAAACCGAAATGGTGGAAAAGGCTCAGTTTGTCGCACTCGAAAAAGCTCTTGAGGAAACTAAGGAAGCTCTGACGAAAGCACTGGCTGATGTTGAAGTGTACAAAGCTAAAGAAAAAGAAGCTGTGTCTAAAGCACGCTTCGATAAGGTACTTGCTGCTGTTAAAGACGAAGACAAAGCTAAAGCTCTGTTTAAAGCTCTCGATCTAATCGCTGAAGCTGAAGCGTTTGATGCCGCTGTTAAGACTTTGGAAGATATGACTGCTGCGATTGAAAAGTCGTCACTGTTTGAAGAAAAAGGTGGGTCTGCTGATAGCGATACGCCAGTGGTTGAGTCGGCTGTAGCTAAGGCTATTAAGGCTCGTCAAGCTAAAGAAAAAACTAAGGAATAAATATGCTTATTGCTACCGATACCCAACGCTACAGTAATACTGTAAAGTACGAACTGGCTCCTGAACTGGCTTTCTGCCGTGAATCAGTTACCGCTAATGAAACCGCTGCTAAGACCTACGCTGTAGGTACTGTGCTTGGTTTGGTTACTGCTACAGGTAAGTACAAAATCGCTGTACAAACCGCTTCTGACGGTTCACAAAATGCTGCTGCTGTTGTCGTTGAAGACAAAGATGTTGCTGCTAACACTGATACCAAAGTTCTTGCTCTGGTGCGTGGTCCTGCTATCGTATCGAAAGGTTCGCTGGTTCTGGATGCAACGTATAACCTTGACGCTGAACTGGCTGCTGTTTACGCTGCTCTTGCTGCGAAGAACATTCTGGTGAACGACACCATCTAATAAGGAAAAAACATGGCTACTATTCGCAGTTTTGACAAACCATTTCAGCTTACCGACTACACCGACGAACTTAACCTGATCCCTAACACTTGGGGTCTGATCAACGAGTTGGGTGTGTTCTCCAAGGAATCGGTTTCGCAACATTCTATTACCGTTGAATCGAAGACTGGTACTCTGGCGGTTATTACCGACCAAGTGCGCGGTGCTCGTAACAACGTAAACAAAGACGATATTGGCGCTCTACGTTCGTTCGCTATTCCTCACTTCCCTCTGGACGACTACGTTACGCCGCAAGACGTACAAGGTAAGCGTGCTTATGGTACGGCTGATCAAGCTGATACGGAAGCTGCTGTTATCGCTCGTAAGCTGGAACGTATTCGTAAGAACCACGCTGTAACGCTGGAAGCCGCTCGTGCTTTCGCTCTTACAACTGGTGGTATTTACGCTCCTAACGGTACGGTTGTAGGTAACTACTACACTGACTTCGGTGTAACTCGTAAGGAAGTTGACTTCGTTCTTGGTACTGCTGGTACTGAAGTGAACGAAAAGGGTGAAGAAGTTATTGCTCATATTCAGGACAACATCCTGACTGGTGAAGTTGTAACTGGTATCGTCGCTCTTTGCTCGCCTGCTTTCTTCGCTAAACTGATCAAGCACCCTAACGTCAAGGAAGCCTACAAGTACTACGCAAGCACTCAAGAACTGCTGCGTCAACGTCTTGGTGGTGGTGGTCTGTATCGTAGGTTTGAACACGGTGGTATCGTGTATATCGAATACCGTGGTTCGTATAACGGTACGGCTCTGATCCCTGCTGGTGATGCTTACTTCATGCCTACAGGTACTGCTGATATGTTCATCAGCTACTTCTCTCCTGCGAACAAGTTCTCGCATGTTAATACGCTGGGTGAAGAAGCCTACGTGTTTAGCTACAAGGACGCGCAAGACGAGAAGATTACGCTGCAAAGTGAGCATAACGCTCTGCACTTTGTGCGTAGACCTGCAGCGGTTGTGCGCGGATTTTCGAGCAACTAAGCAACTAACGGAAAGCTCCTTCGGGAGCTTTTCTACCTTAGAATTACTATTGAGTTCTAAGTTAGAAAGGTATTTCCAAATGTTAAGGCACGAGTTCTTAATAACTTTACTTAGGTTTTATAAGGAAGACAAGCCTAGTAACTATGCAGATTATTCTGCTGTTTGTAATTTAGTATGGGAAACACCAACGACTATTTGGCTTAAAGGTTTCCACGGTGATATGACAAGAAAGAACTTTAGAGAGTTACTTGATTTCTTGGTAGACAATAAGATTGAAATAGTTAAAGCGTTTAGATCACCTAAACACATATTACCTTTGGCTGTAGAAAAAGAAGGTGGGTACTTTGAGATTAAAGTACGAGACCTAGTTAATAGATTTACTAAGAAGGATAACTAATGAGCAACTATTACGTTTACCTTCATTTAAGGAAAACAAATAATAAAGTCTTTTATGTAGGTAAAGGTAAAGGTAAACGTGCTTGGTCGAGACATAGTAGAAACAAGCACTGGAATCACATTGTCAATAAGCATGATTTTTTAGCAAAAATCGTAGATAAAGATTTAAGTGAAGAACAAGCGTTTGAACTTGAAACTTTTATGATTGATTTTATAGGTTTTGAAAACTTGTGCAATATGACTTTCGGTGGTGAAGGTGTAAGTGGTTTAAAACATTCAGAGGAAACTAGAGCAAAAATTTCATCTATACATAAAGGTAGAATTGTTTCTAAAGAAATGTGCGCTAAAATCTCAGCAGCTAAAAAGGCATCTATTACTCCTGAACTTAGGTTAAAAATTTCTCAAGCAAACAAAGGAAGATTTTACTCTAAAGAAACCAGATTAAAACTTTCTATTTCAAAAACAGATCACAATATTTATGTTTTTTATAATGAAAAACTTGATATGACTGAAAAATGTACACGTTCTGATTTATGTGAAAAATACAATATTAAGTCTAATACTCTGCGGAAGTTATTTCAAGCTAAAGCATATAAAAAATCAAAAGGTTGGAGTTTAGTTACTGAAGGGTAAAAATGGCTAGTCCTGAACAAATTATGACCTTAAGATACGAATTGGGCGATGTATCGACCGAGTTTCCTATCTTGACAGATCAAGAATACTCTTATTTCATCGACAAAAATAACGGTTCACTGCGCAGATCAATGCTTGATTCAGCTAAGACTATTTTGTTTAAGTTGTCTTTGCGTGGCGAGGAAGTTGTTGATATTTTTAGTATCAAGGGTAATAAAGTAGCACAAGAATACAGAGATACTCTTAAGATGCTCATTAAGAATCCCGACTTTAATCCTGCCTTAAACCTAGCTGCTATCTTTGCTGGTGGTGTTTCTGTGTCTGATATTCAAAGCAATTACGAAGATACAGATGCTAATGCTGTTACTACACCGCTTAGTCCTAAGCTGCCTCTACCGACAAATTACTTTGAGATTTAATCATGAGTGATTTCTTGAGGATGACAAAAGCAACTATTGCTAGACACGGTACAAACGTAACATATAAACGTGTAAGTATTCCTGTTTACAACCAGTTCACAGGTGTAGCTACTTCAAGTGAAACTAACCTTACAATTAAAGTTTATCCTCGTCAGGTTGTAGCTACGCAGTTTAACATGCCTAACATGATTGGTAGAGAAGTTATTGAGTTTTATGTTTATGCTCCTGATCTTGGTGTAGAACCAGCAAAAGCTAACGATAAGATTGTATTTAATAGCATTAATTACGTTGTAGATCGTGTAAGAGAGTTTAGAGCTTTAGGTGCTGTTGTACTTTATAAAGTTTTAGCAGTGAGAGACTAATGAGAATTCAAGTTAGCAGTTTCAAAACAGCTAAGAGTTTAGATGTGTTTCTCAACGAGATGGAACGCAAACTTGAGAGTATGGTAGCTAAAGCTGCTTCAAAATTAGCTGAAATTGCTTCTGAAAATACCCCTGTTGGTGACGCTGAAGCTCTAGAAGAAAGAGAATCTTACAGAAGTCTGTATGTTCAACGTCAGAAAGATTATGGTATTGACATAGCTGTCGGATTTCACGCTGGTGCTTGGGTCTATACAGAATCTGATTATTCTTTTGATAGAAACATCTATCCAATTGAATCTGTAGCTAGTAACGCTATGTCTGATGCTGTTTCATCGTACAGACTCGGTGAGACATTTTTTATCGCAGGTAAAGGTCCAGGTTATAGATTCTTAGAAAACGGTGGTTCACCTAAAGCACCGCAAGGTATCTCTGCACCAACAATCGACCAAATTAAAGCTATCTACGCTATTGATCTTCAAAGATACTACAAGAATTCATAAGGAGTTGTATGTCAGTAAGTAAAACGAACATCGCTCTTGATTCTAGATTGATAGCTAACTTTCCGTCAACTCCAATTGCTCCAGAAGGTGTAGGTTTTAATCCTCCTGCTGGTAACTACTTCAGAGTTAATCTAAAAGTTAATAAACCAGATGATCCTGTACTGGGTTCAAGATACCGTAGAGAGAATATGATTTATCAAGTGTTTGTTACTGTTGTATCAAACGCAGGTAAGACTGCTGCACTAACGATTGCAGAACAAGTAGCTACTGTGTTTCGTAGAGCTACGTTTATCGCTGTAGATAACCTGAGAATTCATGTGCTGAACTCACCACAAGTGGGTTCTGTTATTTTCTCAGATAAGAGACTCGTAGTACCTGTACTGATTCCGGTTACAGTTGAAGTACAAGAGTAAAGTAAACGGTACAAGACTACCTCAGTGTCTAATCATTTGCAAATGATAATCAAATTGAATAAGGAAAAATTATGGCATTTAGTATTGGTATCGCAAAGCAAGTAGCGTACAAGAAAGAAACAACTTGGGGTACCGCTGCTGGTGCTGCTGACGCAAAGCTGCTTCGTCGTGTAACTTCTAGCTTTAACTTGGAAAAAGAAGCGTATGAGTCTGCCGAGATTCGTACTGACTATCAAATCGCTGACTTCCGTCACGGTGTGCGTAGTGCTGCTGGTACGCTGAACGGTGAACTATCTCCTGGTACTTACTCTGAATTTATTGGTTCTGCTGTAGCTAAAGACTTCGTTGCTGGCGCTACTCTGGCTGCTGTTACTTACAGTGTTACTGTTGAAGGTGTAGGTTATCGTATCACTAAGACTGCTCCTGCTACTTCGTTCGTAGGTTTATTCTTCGTCGGTGATGTTGTGCGTATTACTGCTGCTGGTGGTAACGTTGCTAACACTGGTCGTAACCTTCTAGTAACTGCTGTAACTGCTACGACTCTGGACGTTATCCCTGTTGATCGTGGCACGATGGTTACAGAATCAGCTATTGCTTCCGCTACGATTGCTTGCCCTGGTAAGAAAACGTTTGCCCCTATTACTGGTCACACAGACGACAGCTATACCATTGAAGAATTCTTCAGTGATATTAGTCAGTCTGAAGTATACCTTGGTATGAAAGTCGGTAGTCTGAGCCTTGCTCTACCCGCTACTGGTCTGGTAACGTGTGACTTCGGTTTCATGGGTAAGGACATTACGACAGGTACTACTCAGTATTTCACGTCTCCTGCTGCTCTGAGTACTTCTGGTATCTTCGCTTCAGTTAACGGTGTTCTGCTGATTAACTCGGTTCCTGTGGCTCTGCTAACTGGTCTGAACATTAACCTGAACCGTAACATGCAAAGTGCTACTGTGGTTGGTTCTAACAGTATTGCTGAACTGTTTGAAGGTCGTATTTCGGTTGACGGTGACTTCAGTGCTTACTTTGAAGACGGTGATATTCGTGAACTGTTCCTGAACGAAAACGAAGTGTCTCTGGTTGTCACTCTGTCTACGAGTAGTGCAAAGGATGCTGATTTCATGTCTTTCACTCTACCTCGTATCAAGATCAACTCCAATACGAAGGATGACGGTGAACAAGGTATCGTTGCACAGCATAGTTTCCGCGCTCTGTTGCCTGCTTCGACAGTTACGACTGTAAACCAAAGCACTATCGTTGTGCAAGATTCGCTAGCTTAATAACTAGTAATATCTTAATATTAACCCTCTGGCTAACGTCAGGGGGTTTTTATTTTGCTTTTATCTTGACTTATACTATATCTGCATGATATAATTATGTTTCCGTAAGTAGAGAAATCTACTTTTGTTTAACTAAAAGGAGAAACTATGTTTGATATTAAAAAGAACGATCCTGCTGTAACTGCTGAAGTTGGCTATACTTTTAACATTGTACTACCTGACGGTACAAAGACTGATGCAACTGTTACCGTGCGTGGTGCGAATAGTCCTGTTGTGCGTAACTTCTCACGTAGAGTCTACCAAGAGTTTCAAGTAAAGAAAGAGCAAGCCAGGCGTAGGGGTCGTGACGTAGAAGATATGTCGATTGAAGAAGCTGAAAAGTTGGCTGCTGACTCTGCTGCTGAACGTGTAATGCAATGGACAGGTATTGCTGAAGATGGTGTCGAGGTTGAATTTAACAAAACCAATGCTGTCCGTGTGATGCTTGCTTATCCTTTCCTGCGCGAACAAGTGATGGAGGCATCGGACAACGTATTTAACTTTTCTAAAAGTTGATATAGAGTCTGCTCTTGAGTTTGCAAGGCAACAATTCGAGTTCAGCAACAGAGATAAGAACGGTCAATCTGTAAAATCTCAACTAGAAGCTGTTTGGAAAATGACAGGAAAGAAACCTGTTGAACTTGAAGAACTAAAAGAGTTACCTGAAGAATTTGCAGAATGCTGGAGTTGGTTCCTTAGATTAAACTCTAAGAGAACCTCTAACGGTTTTGGTATGAACTCTATATCTTACCTAGAAATCTTAGCACTCTTTGACTTGATTAACTACAGACCTCATGCTTGGGAACTGGAAATGATTGAAGCATTTGATTCTGTAGCTATGGAATACTTCAGTAAACAAGCAGAACGCTCTAAGAAAACTGCAAGTAAACCCAAGAAGAAATAAACCCTTTAACAGAGGGTTTTTCTATGTAAGTATATATAGAAAAGCCTTGTGTAGACAACGCTAGTTCAATAACGAAATAAGGACGATCATGGTCGAACTCGAAGCACTCGTATTTAAGGTAGACACCAAACAACTGGAAGATGCTACCGTTCAAACTGAAAAGCTGCGTGATGCAGTAATCTCTTTGAACGACCCTATGAAGGAGCTTGGTCAATCTTCTCGTGAAGCGGGTAAAGGTGTAGCTACTGTTTCTAGTGGTGGTGGTTCTGGTGGTAAAAAACCTGCTGACGAAATGGACCGTATTACTCGTATGATTGAAAAGCAAGTTCAATCTATGAAGGTGTTACGTAACGAATCAATCGCTGCGGCAGATGGTAGCGTTCAACTCGGTCAAGGTTTCACTAAATCACAAGCTAGCTCGTTAGCCTTGATGAAAGTATTAGGTGCTACTACAGACCAATTAAAACAGATGGCGAGTTCTTACGAACAACTCAACGCTATCGCTGGTATCAACAAATTCGACCAAACAACCGCTGGTCTTTCCCAATTAAAGAAAGAACTTGAAGAACTTGGTCGCGTAAACGAACTTACCTCTAAGGGTTTTAACCTAACGAAAAATCAAGTTCTAGCGCTGTCTAGAGACTTAGTTAGCCTGAGTCAGAGTTTTTCTGGTGATAAATTAGCTGCAGAAGTTGCTCGTTTAGAAAAAGAATTTGTAGAAACAGCACAAGCTGTAAACAGAGTTCAACAAGAAGCTAAAGAAAGTGAAATTGCTGCTCGTGCGGCTGCTAAAGCTAACAACGAGATGATGGATTCTGCTGTTGCTGATTTCCGTAGAAACGAAGAACAAAAGCAACGGATGCTGGAGCAGACTAACGCTGAACTATTACGTCAGCAAAATATCCTTACTCTTATCAAAGAAGGATTTACTAATTCTCAAGCTGGGAAAATTGTAAGTTTAACTAACAACGGTATGGATACTACACAAGCTAAAGCATATGTTAACGCTTTGCGTGAAGTAGAAAAGGAAAGTAAAGATGTAGCTGCTGCTGAAAGAAAAAGAGCTACTGCACAACAGTATCTAATCGACGTAGAAAAACGTCTTGCTGCCCAGGTGGGTGAAACTAACCGCGAGCTAGCTGAACGTGATGTTGCACAACTAAATAACATCAACAAAGCTCTTATTGATAGTGGGTTAAGTGCAGAAGTAGCTGCTGGTAAAATGGCAGGTTATCGTAGACAAATTGAACAGATTGCATCCAAGAGAAACGATGCACAACTTCGTAACCTATCTCGTGCGATTTCAGTACAGATGGGTGACGTTGGTATTTCTCTTGCTTCAGGTATGAACCCGCTGCTGGTTATGATTCAACAGGGTGACCAGATTCGTGGTGCTATTGAACAAGCCGGCGCTTCTGGTGAAACGCTTCGTAGAACAATGAACGAAGCTAGTAAGCAGATTGCTCTTGGTTTTATCAACACAGGTAAAGCTGTAGGTTTATTCTTTACTGGTGCATTGATGAGTGCAGGTAGTGCGCTAAACGGACTAGTTGCAGAGTCTATCGGTTTCGGTGATGTCTGGAAGAAGAACCAATTTATTACTGGTGGTGATTTTGTTGGTCCTATGACCCCGGCAGCACTACGTGCAACCAAGGCAATCAAAGCTCTTACAGTTGCTATGAACTTGTTAATTGGTACTGGTGTAGCTGCTCTAGTTGCTTCTGTCGTAGCTTTAGGTGTAGCTTTCTTCAAGGTATCTAGAGAGAGCGATCAACTGTCTAAATCACTTGCACTACAAGGTGCTTCGTTAGCTGCTAACTTAGAGAATGCTATTGCATATTCAACAGCAATGGAAAACGTAGGTTTCACAACTGCACAAGGTGTGCAGGTAATGCAATCTATGGCTACCACAGGTGGTTTCGTAGCTAAAGAGTTTGCTCTTGTTGCTGAGACTGCTTTGATTCTAAAGCGTGATGCTGGTGTAGCGATTGACGATACAGTAAAGAAGTTTGCTGAACTGAAGAAAGACCCTGTTGAAGCTCTTATCAAAGTAGCTAAAGAAATGGGTACAGTGAATCTTGCTGTGATTAGACAAGCTCAGGCTTTTGAGTTGCAAGGTGAAACTTCTAAAGCCGCTACTATCGCAATGGAAGAATACGGTCGAGTAAGTAAACTTGCATCAGAAAGAATTACAGAAGAACTTAGTGCTATCGGTAAAGCAGCTAGACACGCAGGTAACTGGTTTGCTGAACTTTGGGCAAACATGAAGAATGTTTTTTATGCTGATTCCAATATTATGAATCTGCAAAAACAACTTAACGCTGTTGTTGCTCAGGAAGATTTAGCTAGAAGTACAGGTGCTTCTGGTGCTGAACTTGATAACTTAGTTAAACGTAGGGTAGAACTTGAAAAACAACTAAGATTGTCTCAAGATGCTGCTAAAGTCGAAGAAGAAAAGCGTGAAGCTGAAAGAGCGAGATTAGCTGCTGCTGAAAGATATGGTAAATTAGAAGCTGATAATCAGTCTGAATATCAGAAACTAGCACAACAGATTTTGAAGATCAGAAAAGATGGAGAGTTGTTAGGTCTTAGTGAACAGAAGATTCAAGAAGACATTAACGATATGATCTTAAAAAGAAATGGTAAAGAAAAGAAGACTCAAGAAGAAACTCAAGCCGAAAAAGACCTAAAACTTTGGGGCGATCTACTGGACAAGAATGCAGGTTATACTGCAAACTTTACAGAACAGTTAGATTCGCTAAAGCGTAGTTTTGCTAGTAACGGTAACACTGAAGAATATGTAAGAGTTATTCAGGCTCTTATTGAGCAACAACCTGTGTACCGTGAAGGTCTGAAGAAAGAAGAAGACGCTACGAAAGCTAGAGACAAAGCTATTGCTGACGGTATGAAACTTGTCGAACAAGTTACTGGTCAAGCTGAAGGTGAAGGTAGAAAATATGCTGCCAACCTTACTACTTTAGACGCTTTGTACAAAGCAGGTTTAGAGTCTGGTCAGGATTACAGTGCGCTCATTGAAGACATTGTTTATAAACTTAACGAACAAACTCCTGCTGTAAGAGCTTTGAAGAAAGCACAAGAAGAACTTCTGAAGATTCAAGACGAACAACGTTCTAAGTTAGAGTCGTTGCAACAATCGTATCAAATCGAAGTAGATACTTTGTTCATGTCTTCTGATCAGAAAGAACGCAGAATTGCTTTACTCAAAATCGAAGAAGAATATCAGAAAGCTGTAACCAGTGCTGTTCGTGCATACAAGCAAGCATTGGAAGGTCAAGCTGATCCTGCAGAAGCAGCAAAGTCTCTTAAGTCTGCAATCGACCAAGCAAACGCAACTCGTGAAGGTTCGATTGATCTTTTCGATAAAGATAAAGTAGTTCGTGAACTTAAGTCGATCTTTGACAGCGCAAAGAAAACTCTTGGCGATTCTATCTACGATGCTCTTACTGGTCGTAGTCAAGATGCTGGTAGAACTATCCGCAAATATCTTGAAGAAGAACTCCTGAAGAAACCTTTCAGAATGGCAATTGATGCTGTTATCAATAGCGCAATGTCAGGTTCTAGTGCTGCGCAAGACCCTAATTCGTTAATTGGCTCTATTCAGAAATTAACATCTACTTTTGGTAGTAGCTTTAATGATGGTAGCAAACTGGCAATGAGTGGTGGTTCACCTTTCGCAACTGCTGGTAATCTTTTTGCTGGTGGACAATATGGTTCTGCTGCTGGTGTAGCTAGTGGTGCTGTGTTATCTTATGCTGGCATTGCTGCTGCTGCCATTACTGCTGGTAAAGTTGTTAAAAAGATGATCAGCGATGGTTATGAAGTTGGTGACTCAAAAAAGTTCGGAGTATTCGGAGCATTACCTGCTGGTGTCATCAACAGACTTTTCGGTAGAAAACTAACAGGTACTTCTTTAGAAGGTACCTTTGGTCCTCAAGGTTTTTCAGGTGAGACTGTATCTAACTTTAAGGGTGGGCTGTTCAGATCAGATAAAACGACAAGAACTTCTTTAGGTGAAGATGCTAACATCATCAGTAATACTTTTACTGAAATGAAAGATTCAGTAAAGGAGATGTTTACAGGAATAGGTCTGTCAACTGAAGATGTAAGTAACTTTACTAAGAAAATTAGTATTGATCTTACAGGTCTTAGTCAAGAAGATGCTTTAAAGAAAATGCAAGAAGAACTAGCAAGTCTTAATAATGAGATTATTGTAAGTACTTCTAACATTGAACCTTATATTAAAAGTAACGAAGAAGCATCTGAAACTCTTGAAAGACTTTACACGAGTATTACAGAAGTAAACAAAGTACTTGAGTTTATGGACAGTACCATGTATGATGTAAGCCTGCAAGGTGCTGATATGGCAAGTAAACTTGTAGAAGCTTTTGGTGGTATTGATGTATTTAACCAGTCCTTACAGTTCTTCT